TATCACGTTTGCTATGCAAAGAAGGGGCCTCAGTCTTGGCATTGGGCAAAAGTTAACAAAGGGACTAGAGGAACAGACTGGCCTAGCTTTCTCTCTCAAATAGAGAAACTAAAGTCTGGCTCTCTATTCCGTCACAACGTATCAGGTGACCTTCCAACAATCAACGGAGGCCTTCTAGATGTAGTGAAACTAGACCAACTGCAGTGTGCAACGACAAACACAAACGTAAGTCTTTACACCTACACTCATTGGCACACTGACAAAACGTTCGGTAAAACTAACGTTGATTCAATCAAGCGATTCTCACAACCTGGCTTTGTTATTAATATTTCAACCGAAACAATAGAAGATGCAGCCTTTTATAAATCAACGGGTTGTGATGTAGTTATAACAAATACAACTGTTTTTGACTTTGCAGTGAGAGCGATTAAAGACAACAAACAACCCTTACAAATAGTTTCGACTGAAGATCTTACAGAGCCTGTAAAGGTCATTCCTTGCCCTGAACAATATACAGAGAGCGCAACTTGTAAGACTTGCAAGCTGTGTTCAAGATATAACCGAGACTATATCATTGCGTTTAAAGAGCATTGATGAAAGAGCTCTACATTTCCGTAGGACTATTCTTTCTCCCAATAGTTGTAACGCTTCTGGGTTTATTAAGAGCCCAATAGATATACCTAACAGGCTCCCATCTTGGGGGCCTTTTAATTGTATTTAGTTATTGAGAATGAGTTGCAATATCAGTAGGGCTAACCCGGAATGAGTATGAGTTAGGTCTTATTGCAAACGATTCTCAATAGCAATAAGACTGGGTTCGGTTATTGAGAATGCGACTCAATAGCAGAAAGGGGACTACTATCACGCCACGGGGCACAAAGCAGTAGTCCCAGGTATTTCCACTTAGATTGCCTTTTAGAGACTTGTCTTCAAAGATGCTAGTCCCAGCCAACGCCAAGGAGAAGTTCTACGCACCGCTTAAACAAGTGGCTGCTCAGTATGTACCGCTTCTGATGGCTCGAATGAAGGTGCTACAAGGTCGAGCCAATCACGCGCTTGAGTTCTTGGAGTGTGAGGAGTCAGATGAGGAACAGGAATTGGTGTGGATGGATGAGCCAGAGCGAATTGTTGCAGTGGCTGAGGCACAGTCCGTACTACACAAATCAGTGTTAGAAGCAGGGATGTGCCAGTCGTTAGTCGGTGCATTTGCTGATCTCTTAGAAGAGGACTACCAAAAGATCAAAGAAAGCCGCTGTTTCTTCATGAACGAAGAAGGAGATTTTGAATCTCTTTACGAGGATGATGAGTCCAACGACTTTCCTTGGTCTAAAGGTTAACCATCAACCGTAGCAGGAGAGGGGTCTACAAGCCTCTGTAAGACCTCTTGAACACCGAACTGGTGGGTATACCCCAAGATCACGTCAAACACGGCTTGTAGGCGCTCTGGGGCGTCAATGAGAGAGTCTTTAAACCTCTCGTTCTCCCAATACGCACAAGCACAAGCTTTGATGATCTCATCACGAAGAGCTTTGTCGCACATTGCGTCTAGTTCTTCGTCTGTGTATTTAGTTGTTGTTCCAGTGTCTGATGACACCAGCGATGATGAAACTGTTGGTGATGCAGTAGAAAAGTTCAAGAAGCTTCAGTTCCCTCCAGCTCATTAAGGATCTCAAGTGCTTCCGGGAATAGGTCGTACACCGCTTCCATGTAGCCTTCCCAGTAGTCACGATCTCGCTCACAAAGAGGCTGTTTGAGTTGTTGCCTTGGGTATTCAAGCAACTCAAGAATATCAGCCATTGTGTAGCCAATTACACCATCATCAAGATGAATAGGCATCACTTCTCATCCCACAGAGAAGGATCGTAGTAATCATCTTTTGTAGCTTCTTCTTTATCTTCGTCTTCTAATTCAACTCTTTCAACTAACCCTTCAGCTTCAAGCTTTTTAAGTGCTTGTTCAACTAGTTCAATATCTTCATTGAGATACTGACTAAGTTCTTCGGAAGTCATTGTTAGTGCTTTTTAAGATGGCGATAAAGAAACTCTTTTAAAACGGTTTAAAACAGTCTTAAAAAGGGAGACAATAAAAGACCCTTTTTAAAACCTCTTTAAAAGAGCTCTTTAAAAGGTAATGAGAGAGGTCTCTTTTGTCTACCCCTTAAGAGGTCACTTAAAAAGCTGTCACACCTCTCTGATTGGACGTAAGCACCGCAGGTACTTTCTGTGAGTCCTTTCGCGTCATCGAGATGCAAGTCCAAGGAACACTGACTGGGTGGATCCCTGACTTCTACGACACTCCTACCTACAACGGGGAGCCCTGTGATTTCCGTTTGAAGGTCCTTGTGCAAGAGGCTGATGAGCTGCTGGAAGAGCTCAGCGAGGAGTACGACAAAGCCTGTGCTTGGTGGCGTGATGCCACGGGGCGTAAGAGCTTCTACGATGCTCCGTTTGAAGCCAACGAAGATGGCTCAGTGGTGGTGAAGATGACCGCCAAGCTGTCTTACGAGGAGTTTCCACTGCCGGTGGTGGATAGCGAGCTGCAACCCATTGCTCGTGATTTGAAGCTGCGTGAAGGCTCTGAAGTGCTCGTAGCCATCAAGCCTACGTTCATCCCTCGTAAAGCGCCTAAGGGAGGCCTCAGGCTGTGTCCTAAGGGCATTCAGGTGTTGAAAGCTGTGACTATCACAGGCACTGACCGTGGTGATTTTGACATCACGAAAGCTTTTTCAAAGCAATCTGGCTTCAAACAAAGCAAGCCAAATCTGCAAGAACTTGCTACTGTGTCTGGCGAAGATCCTGACTTTTGAGTAAGTGGCCCGACGATTCCACAAGTACGGCAAACGCCAAGCTGACGGTTTTCGTTCGGGCTTTGAAAGTCGTGTAGCAGAGGATCTCACGGAGAACGGGGTGTATTGGGAGTATGAGCAACGCAAGTACAACCTTGTGATTCCCAGGAGTTACACCCCTGACTTCGTATTGGGCAACGGTGTTGTCCTTGAGGTCAAAGGCTATTTCGATGCAGAAGATCGGAGGCTCATCAAGCTGTTCAAAGAGCAGCACAGTGATGTGGACATCCGAATGGTTCTGCAAAAACCGCATCAAAAGCTCAGTAAAGGCGGGAAAAGCTCCTACGCCGACTGGTGCGACAAGTACAATGTCCCCTGGTGTGAGGGACCTTCTCTACCTCGTGATTGGACTCTGTTATAGTCTGATCGGACATAGAGAAAGGACCCAGGCCTCCAGGGGAGTAAACCCTTGGAGGTCTTTTTATGTCTCGCGTTGTCGGCAGATCAAACTGCCCACGGTGTGGATCACGCGACAACGTTGCTGTCTACGACGATGGGGGACAGCACTGCTTCACCCCTGGTTGTCGTTACCACCTTTCTCCTTCCTCATCGTTTCCGATGTCTGTCCCTGTCCAAACTGAGTCCCATGAAATCGACCCGATCATTGGTTCCTATGAAGCCATCCCAAGTCGGGGGATCTCGGAGACTGATTGCAAGTTCTTTGGGTACTTCAAGGGTACCTATGGCGACAGTAAGGCTTACTTCTGGCCCATCTACGACAAAGACCGTCGTCTCACTGGTTACAAGATTCGTAAACCAAACAAGAGTTTTATCCAACACGGCTCCAATCCTGACCATACGTTTCTCGGGCAAGAGAAGTGGAACGGTGGCAAGCTGCTGGTTATCTTTGAGGGCGAATACGATTGCCTCAGCTACGCAGCAGTACGAAAGAGCTGGCCGTGTGTATCGCTACCGAATGGCGCTGACTCTGCGGAAAAATCCATTCGGAGTAATCTCGATTGGCTTTTGAAGTTTGAAGAGATCATCCTGTGTTTTGACAACGATGATCACGGACAGAAAGCCGTTAAGAAAGCCGTACAGCTCCTGCCTCCACGGGTAGGAAAGATCGGCAAGATTGAAAAGTACAAAGATGCCAACGAGGCTCTTGTAGCTGGCGACAGCAAAGCCATCATGCAGATGGTGTGGACAGCTGCTGAGTACGAGCCAGACGGGATCATCAGCGGTACCAAGCTGCTTGAGATGGTCTTAGAAGACCCCAAGATTGAGAGCGCTCAATATCCCTACAAGTTCCTAAACGACAAACTTCACGGCCTTCGTCGAGGGGAGCTCGTTACTATCACGGCAGGTTCTGGGATCGGGAAAAGTACCTTTGTATCAGAAATTGCGTATGACTTGCTCACTAATCAAAACGAAACAGTGGGCTACGTCGCTCTTGAAGAAAACATCCGACGCACTGCACGGCGGTTTGTCGGTATGGAGCTCAATTATCCAATCCACATTGACCGGGGTCATTTTACCGATGGACAAATCGAAACCGCTTTTGAAAAGACTCTTGGAACGGGCAGGCTATACCTGTACGACCATTTTGGCTCTCTCGACCCTACCGTTCTCCTTAACCGTATACGTCATTTGGTTACTGGTTGCGGCTGCAACTGGATCGTATTTGATCACCTATCGATTCTTGTCTCAGGTCTGGACCAAGGTGATGAAAGAAGAGCCATCGATCAAACGATGACAAAGCTCCGAAGCTTTGTTGAAGAAACAGGCTGCGGGATGCTTTTGGTGTCACACTTACGCCGACCTACAGGCGACAAAGGCCATGAGAACGGAGCCCAAACTTCACTCAGTCAACTTCGCGGCAGCGCTGCTATCGGCCAACTTAGTGATATCTGTATTGGGCTTGAGCGCAATCAGCAATCTCAGGGAGACTCAAACGGAACTATTGTCCGTGTGCTCAAAAACCGATTCACTGGCTGGTGTGGTGTATCGGGATCGGTGAAATACAGCGAAAGTACAGGCAGAATGTTGGAGTTTAAAGAGAGCGGTGTGAAAAGTTCCGCTGAGTTTGATGATTCTTTTGAAACCGACTTTTGATGTCCACGTTTCGGAGATGAACTCGCTTAAGGTTACGGCTCTTGCTGTGACCGAAAAGGCGAAGAGGTATCTCCAGTCCTTTTTCAAGTCCAATGACAGCTGCCATCAACTTTCCTACGAAAGGCTCGAAGACTTCTTCGACTTCTGCTACAGCAGGCGACTTGAGCTCTTTATCGACGATAACGTTCGATGTGGAGACCAATGCCCTCAATGTGAGGGACGTCACTACGATTCACTGCTGTGCAATCCACACGGGGAACCAGACGCAGCTGCTTAAAGACCCGAAAAAGTGGCTGGAGATCCTTGAAAACGCAGAGGTCCTAGTCGGGCACAACATTATTCAGTACGACATCCCTGCGATCCAGCAGGTGTACCCAAAGTTCAAGCCAAAGGGAAAGATCATTGACACGTTGATCCTGTGTCGAATGCTGTATCCCAACATCTTGGATAACGACTTCAAAAAGAAGTGGAAGGGTATGCCGATCCAGATGTACGGACGACATAGCCTTGAGGCTTACGGTTACCGCCTTGGACACAGCAAGAAACACGCAGATCTAACTGACTTCAGCAAGCTGACTGACGAGCTAGCTGAGCGGTGTGTCTGCGATACGGAACTAAATGTTAAGCTTTGGCACAGGTTGCAACCTAAGGCCAACAGCATCCCTTGTGCCGTTGACCTTGAGATGAGATTTGCAAGTCTCGTCGCCCTGCAGGAAAGATCTGGCTTTGCTTTCAACGTTCAAGGGGCGTTGGAACTTGAATGCGAGATCAATGGACAACTGAATACTCTCAACGAGCGCTTGAGACAACGGTTCCCGTTCGTTGACGGAGGGCTCTTCACCCCAAGGCGTAAAGACTCTTCCAGAGGATATGTGGAAGGGGCGAC